CTGATAGTAGCGAACTTCACCTGCAGCAGTTGAATAGAAGTAACGGTTACAGTATTGGTCAATCATGCGAGAAGCAGAGTTTATGCTGTTCTCAATCAGAGCATCATCAATAGTGTCTGAGATACGAAGTGCAGCTTTTACATCTGCAAGAGTGCAGTAAGCATTAGTTAAGGCCAAAATAAACTCCTAAAGTCTTTACTAGTTTAGCGTAACCTTAGATAAGCCTTTGAGTCCAAGTCTTAGGGGTCAAATCAGAATCAATCTCAATAGGCAAATGGTATTCAAACTCCTTCACCCTAGGTCTAATCCAATCAACCAACTCACGCAACCCCTGATCTAAAGCCACAGTCGTTTCATACCCTAAAAGTTGTCTAGCCTTATCTGAGCTACATAAAGCAACATAAACTTCCTGCGGCCTGCCAGGCATAAAGATAGGGTCAAGGTCAAAGCCAATAATCTCTGCAAGTCGCACAGCCAATTCAAGAATCGAAATAGGGGACTCATCAGGGCCAATATTGATAACCTGCCCTACAGCCTGCTCAGACTCACAAGCAGTCATAACAGGTGCAATAACATCCTGAATAAAACTAAAGCAACGCAACTGAGTGCCATCACCATAAATAACAGGTTGCTTACCCTGCAACATCCTGTTAGTCATAATGCTCGCAACATTCCTAAACGGATCATCAAACTTCTGCCTAGCACCAACAATGTTATGGGGAACAAGAACAACCAAATCAACGTCATGAACCTTAGCCAAATTAGTCAACAACTTTTCTGCAGCTAACTTAGCAATACCATAAGGGTCTTGCGGTTTAGGGTCAAGACTCTCATCAAAGACATCACCATGATTATTGCCGTAACGTGCCATAGAAGACATGTAAACAAACTTTGGTACTTTAGCCCGAATACTCGCTGTCATGGCGTTTACGCTTATCTGAACAGTGTTTCTGACCACAAGAGCAGGGCTGAACACACTCAAACCTTCATAAGCTGTGCAAGCAGAATGAATAACCAGATCAGCCCCAACAAACACAGGCGAAATGGCTTCTAAATCATCCAAATCAACATAATGGAACTCGACACCTGCAGGCACATTATCCAACGACCCACCTAGCAAGTTATCTATGCCACGAACCTGCCAGCCCTTAGCCAAATACGCATCAGCAATATGTGAACCCAAAAACCCTGCAACACCGGTAACAACAACTAATCCCAAGAGTTTGCTCTCCTAATCTGCAACTGCCAGCGACCTTCATCAAACCTATCAGCATCAACTTTCTGATTGAAATACCTTTGATTATTTCTAAAAGTTGTTTCATTACGCAAACTCAACCTTGCGTCACTATTGATTGTTGAACTGTTGTCATGGCCCAGCTGTAAAGCCAACCTGTCAACACGCAAACCAGCATGAGCAATTCTTCGCTCATAATCGTTATCTTCAAAATAGATAGGGTGCAACGCTTCATCAAACAAACCCACAGAGTTGACTATTTCTTCACCTACAGCAAAAGTCTGGTAGTAAGGGAACTTGCTACACAAAGTCAAAGCATCACTTTTAGCAGTCTGCAACAAGTTCAAATCCCCTGGTCTAAACCAGCAGTCAGCAGAACTGATAAACCAGCGTGACTCAAAAGGCAACATCTTGATACCTAGATTCCATGAACTTGCAACACCAAGATTAAAAGGCAACTCCAACCAATGAACATCAACTAAAGGATTGTCATACTCAAAATCTTGCTCAACACCAGAGTTATTGATCACATAGACAGTTGCTTCAACATCAATGCTCTCAATCATGCGTTTCAACAAATCAAACCTGTTCAAAACAGGAACAATCAACTTCACTTTGCAGATAGCTTCTTTATCAACGGCCGCCAAGACTCTTTATAAACCTTGTCCGCATCGTAGGCCTTAGCAAAAGCAATAGTGTCTGGGAACTCTCCCCTGCCACGCTGATACGCCTGCTCCAAAGCATCCACAATGCCAGATACCAAAGGAATGTTGAACCAAGTGTGTTGCCCTGCATCCCAAAACGGTTGACCATTGACCAGATAAGAGTCAGAAGAAGCAAGTTCAGCACTAGCTGCAAAGTTAGAAGTAATAATCGGCACACCACAAGCCTGAGCTTCAATCTGTGGAATCCCAAAGCCTTCACCATAGTTACAGAACAAGCCCACATCCCAAGCCGAATAGATCGCAGCCAAAGTTTCCTGACTAATCCCATACTGATACGCAATAGGGTCAACCATCATTACCTTTTCAGGTGGCACACCACAAGCCTGCAAAATGTTAGGCAACACAAACCCAGACTGCTTGCCATACGGTTCAGTGTGCAAATACAAAATAACGTCATCATGTTTAGCAGCAAAGATTGCGAAAGCCAGCAAGTTTTCTGATACAGCTTTACGGTGAATAAAGCCACCAGCCTTATTAGCGAAGTTCATGCCCACAACAAAACGATCTGTACCACCAACAAACTCACGCCCAGACTTACCTTCAGGAAGCAACTCAGTAGGTTTAAACAGGTTTGTATCAATAGCGTGTGGGATGTATTCAGACTCTAAGCCTGCCTTTTCAATCATCGCCTTACCAAACTTGCTCATAGCAATAGGCGTAACATTAGGCTTCTTTAACCATTCCACAACTTTTTCAGGTGCAGGCTGATGATCTATCGGAACCCAAGAAGCGATAGGAATGTTGTTTAGTGCAGGATTGTCTAGCAGGACCCACACGTCATAGAGCGTAATTGCAAACGCATTTAAGCCACGATTTTCAGCTTCCCAGTGAGCATGATTTATAGGCAACACATCAGTAGAGTATTGGTTCATGCCACGACTGTAATGCGGTATCAGCCCTGACCCTGTTTCAATCAAACTATTGACACCTTCACCACCATAGTTAGACATCATGGCAACCTTATGCCCATCCTTCACAAGCCTAGAAATCACTTGCTTAGATTGCGTACCATAGCCAGTAGGTTGATTGAGAGAGTTGCTGTACCAAGAAATAACAGATTTAGTCATGCCCTAAGCATAATAGAAAACACCCCCAAGACAGCCCTACGCAGCCGAATTGGGGGTGAAATCTAGAAAGGTAAAGAAGCCTTAGCTTGCTCCACCCTTGAACTTCTTGATGTTTGCAGTCTGCACAAGAGCAGAGTCCAAACGCCAAGTTGCACGCCAAGTAGCAAGGTCGTTACCGAAAGCAAAGTCATCGCTTCTGTCAACCTGTAGGCCACCAGCGTTACGGATGTAGATGCTCTTTAGGTCACCAACAGCAAGAGAGTTCACGCCAGTACCAGGGTTCGGCAAAGCAGGAGTTTCAATAACTGGAACACCAAGAACTAGATCTCTACGATCCTTTGAATCGCCAACCTGGAACACGTAGTTACCTGCAGTGTCCTTTAGCTTACGCAGAGCTGCAATAGAAGTGCTGTTTGCAAGCATAGCGAAAGTAGGGCGGTTGCGAAGTGAACCATCAAGGCTGTAAATCAAGTCAATGACGTTATCAGCTGTGAACGCACCAGATACACCAGTTGAACCTGTCACACCAGTACCTGCAACAGGAAGGAAACCTGTAGGCTCTACTGTTCCAGTTCCGTTTACAATCTCATCAGCAATCTTGAAGCCCAGAGCGTTACCGAACTGTTCAGCCAAGAAACCAATGATGTCAACACCTGAGTCAAGGATAAGTTCACGAGATAGCTGTGCTAGTGCTGAGAACTTGTATGCTCCAAGAGTTGTGAAAGCGTTGAAAGTTGGCTCTGAAGTACCGATTGATACACCCTGACCAACGATTGTTGCTGTTGAGAATGTTGCCTGAGATGGAATCTGTAGGTTCTCTCCACCAGCAGTGTTGATAACAGTTGCATACTCAAGAAGTGGGTTTACAAGTCTTGCAACCTTAACAATTTCGTTGTAGAAAGATGTAGGCACTGGAGCACCAGTAGAAGAACCAGTAATGGCTCTGAACTCATGTCCACGGATTTCGCCTGCAACCATCTTACGAAGGATCTCTGCGTCACCGTTTAGTGCACCTTCACCAGCAAAGTCAAC